TTAGTAATCTCAAATATGCGATTGCAATGTGCCGTGTTCATTACTGGCGTAAGCCTAATGCATTACCTAAAGCCAATGATATCAACGGATTGGCATCATATTGGAAGCAGTTTTATAACACTGTGAAAGGTGCGGGTAAGGCTGAAGAGTTTATTAATAACTTTCCGTATGAAGTGTACGGATTAAAGAAACAGGAGCAAAAGCATGAAGATAATTAGTGCGTTATTTAGTTTGGCTACTGGCAACATTCCCGCTTTGATTGGTGGCTTTGTTGTTGATGGATTAAGGGCGAGTATTGCTCGTGTTGAGTGGGGTGTGGTTATTGAGCGTTTTGTCTCTCGTGGCTTGGTGATCGGCATGCGTTGGTTAGCTACGAAAACAACCAATAAGTTGGCACATGAAACGGTTGATGTGATTGTTGATCAGCTTTCTAATCCATCCAATAAGCTGCCAAGGATCAAAGAGCAGGATGTAAAGGTTAAACGTAAAACAAACCGCCGTAATAGACGTGATTAGTGAGGGGATTGCTATGTCAGGAAACGATATTGTTTTTAACATGAGCAATGACTTCTCCGGTATGAAGGCCGTTCTTGCTGGTTTAGAGAAGAGTATTATCCCTAAAGCACAAGTGAGGGCGGTTAATCGAACGGCTGATATTATTCAGCAAGATACAGTGAAAGTGTTGTTGCCTAAGTATATTGATAGGCCGACTCGTTGGACGCTCAATGCAGTGATGACGCGGTATGCAAAGCAATCAAACCTTACTGCTAAGGTGTTATTTAAAGATACTAATTACACAAACAATAAGAGTTCATCGAATGCCGCAGCTGATTACCTTAACCCTTTGATTGAGGGTGGTGATCGTAAGCTAAAGAACTTTGAGTTTAGATTGAGGCGGGGTGGTCGTATTCGGCCAACGCAGTTTGCATTGCCTGGTGCTGATGCTCGTTTGGATCGGTTCGGTAATATATCAAAGAGTGTTTCTGCTCATATCCTGCGGGATGTTCAATCCTATATAAAAGAGGATGGTTATGATCAGAATACGAGACGTAAAGCCGTTAAGTATTTTATGTTGCCAGCGTCACCTCATAAACCAATCGGTATTTACTATCGACAAGGCAAACAATTAAAGCAGGTGATCGTCTTTACTGATGATGCACCTAACTATGAACAGCGTATTCCCTTCTACAAAAATTCAAATCAGCTCGCCTCAAAGCACATAAGTGAGGTATTTCGGGAAAGTGTCAATTATTACAAATCAAAATCTGTAAGTTACTGAAAAATAAGACAATTGGTCCCTCCTGAGGGTCGAGCCAATGGGGGTTATTCGTGCCTCGTGCTATTTCTAGCTATAAAACTTCCCTAGGACTTCCTTCCTTTTTACGGTCATTGGTATGGGTAAACGAGTAAATAAAAAAGAACTTGCTGCCATATTGGGCGTGACTGAAAAAACTTTGACGTCATACCAGAAGAACGGCATGCCTATTGAGGTTGCGGGTGGTCGGGGTAGTCGAAATGAATACGATACCAAGCGCATTATTGAGTGGGTTGTTACTCAAAGATTAGCCAAGGCAGGAGTGGTGCAAGGTGAGGAAGTTGCAGGGGCGTTTGATGAGAAAATAGAGAGTGCTCGTTTGAAGCATTGGCAGGCGACTGAAAAAGAGATGTCAGTCCGTGAAAATGCCAAGCAATTAGTAAGACGTGAAGAGCTTGAGTTCAGATTAGGTCAGATGATTATTTCAGTTAAGTCGGGCCTTTTGAATGTGCCTGATCGTGTTGCTCAAAGACTTTCGCTCACGAAAGATCAAAAGTCAGTTTTGAATGAAGAGGTGAAAACCGCGCTGAATAGTATGGAGGCTTTGAATAATGATTGAGTCTTTATTGTTGAATAGCAATTTTTTAACAAGCATTGAATTTGCTTCCCCTGAAGAAGTTTATAACGAGCTTTCTAATCTCTGGAAGCCACCGCCAGATTTAACACTCACACAATGGGCTGAAGCTTATCGCGAGTTATCACGAGAAAACTGTGCATTACCTGGTAAGTATCGTGTTGCTGTAACTCCTTTTTTACAGTCGATTCAAGAGGCTTACACAGACCCCAGTATTAAGAAAATTGTCTGCCAAAAGTCAGCTCAAGTTGCTTGGACTGATGGTGTCATCAATAACATTATTGGCTTTCAGATTGATTTAGACCCTTGTGCAATGATTGTGCTTTTCCCTACTGAGAGCATGGCCGAACGATATTCGAAAGAGAAGTTTGCGCCAATGGTTAGGGATACGGATGTATTAACGAATAAGCTTTCAGCTAAATCTCGTGATGCCAGCAATACGCTTTTGTCTAAGCATTTTTTAGGTGGGCATTTGGAGCTTGTTGGTTCTAATGCACCGTCTGGTTTGGCTTCTAGCCCAATCAGAATCATCATAGTTGAAGAGCCTGATCGCTGTTCTCGAAATGCAGGTAACGAGGGTAACTCTCTCAAATTAGTTTATGAACGGGGTAAGACCTTTCATAACCGTAAGATCATTTTAGGGGGCTCGCCTACTTGGAAAGGGGTCTCTGAAATTGAGCGAGAAATGGCACTCAGTGATAAACGCTATTTCAAAATACCTTGCCCAAAATGTGATGAGTTCTTTGACCTTAAGTGGTCGATGGTTAAGTGGGAAAAAGCAGACAAAGATATTCATGAGGTCTTTAAAAATCATTTACCTGAGACTGCAAAGATTGAATGCCCCAAATGTAAGCTTCTATTCGATAACGCGGCAAAGAATGAAATGTTACTCAAGGGGCGATGGGAAGCCACAGCCCCTTTTACCGATACAGCAGGGTTTTATATTAATGAACTTTATAGCCCGTTTCCTAATGCCCGTTTACAAGATGTTGTTGAGAAGTTCTTAGAGGCTAAGAAGTTTCTAGATTCCGGCGATCACACTTTGATGGTGACTTGGACCAATACAAGCATGGGTGAAACCTATGAGATTCAGGGCACGAGTGTTGATTCCAGTGGCTTTGAGAATCGTCGTGAAATCTATCATGCCGATGTGCCACATGATGGAATCATAATCACATGCTGGTTTGATGTTCAGGATGACCGGTTTGAAGGTGAGTGGGTTGCATGGGGGCCGGATGAAGAAAGCTGGTCGTTAGATTATGTTCGCCTTTACGGTGAGATGACTCAGCCTCAAATCTGGAAAGAACTCAGACGCCAGATGAATCGTGATTTTGTGAGTCCCTCAGGCACCATACATAGAGCACGTTTATGCGGGATTGATAGTGGTGGCCACTTCAATAGCGAAGTGCATAACTTCTGCAAGCAAGATCCTTTTCGATATATTCCGACCTTTGGTTCATCAAGTAGCAATAAGCCAATTGCAGGCTTTCCTAGAAGTAAGAATCAAAAGACTAAAACCTATTTAACCGAGGTGGGAACGGATACTGCTAAGCAGGTTATCTATGCCCGTTTAGCGCTTCAAGAGTTCGGTGCCGGTTACTCTCATTTCCCTTTGTTACCTATTTATGATGATAAATATTTTAACGGTTTAACGATTGAGAGGATGGTTAAAAAGTATGCCAAGGGCAATGAATATTATGCGTTCGAAGCACCCAGCGGTGCGCGTAATGAACCACTAGATTGCAGGGTGGGTAATTTCGTGATGATTCGCATTCTTCAGCAAAACCAAGGCATTAATTTAAATGCGTTACGTAAGGTGATGAATAAGAGTTTAGAGGTGATTGCCGGCATTAACGACGGTTCTCAAACAGTTGTTGAGGTTAAGCCCAAAGCTAAGCCTAAAAAAGCAAAATCATTTGGTAAAGCAGGAACAATGTCATGACTGAATTAGAAGAGTTACAGGCAGAATTAAAAGCATTGAAAGCGGCTAAATCTAAGCAGCTTACGGGCACGGCGACAAAATCAGTGTCCGGTGATGGTGACAGTATTCAGTTTGCTGATGTGTCTATCAGGCAGATGAATATAGAAATCACCCGTATTGACCGTCGAATTAAAACGCTGAGCGGTCGAGGCAGTATTGTTTATAACGGGGTTGGTCGATGAGTGTCATTGTAAATCCAAGCACGGGTAGAGTGTTTGGTGAGACGGCTTATCGGGGAGCTGATCAGGATTATCATAGAAATTGGAATCCACGAAAGCGCTCTGCCGATGCAGATTTACTACCGGATAAGAGCCTATTAGATGCACGAACATCAGATCTCATTCGTAATAATGGGGTGGCAAAAGGCGCTAAACAAACCACCTTAGATAATGTGGTGGGGAGCTTCTTTTTAGTGTCACCTAAGCCAAACTATCATGTATTAGGTAAAGATATTGAATGGGCCAGAGCGTGGTCTAAAAACGCAAAGAACCGCTTTAAGATTTGGGCCAATTCATTAGATTCATCTCTTGCCAGAAATCAGAACTTTCACCAGATGACACAGCTTACATTCAAGCAAGCGTTTGATGTGGGTGAGTCGTTAGCGATTCCTCGTTGGAAACCGAATGCAGGGCGTCAAAATGCGTTCTGTATTCAAATCATGGACCCAGACAGATTAAGTAATCCTAACCATGAGCCTAATGCCAGATTTAGGCGCCGCGGTATTGATATCAACCAAGATGCAGAGGCGATTGGTTATTGGATATCGTCACGGCATAAGGATGACGTTGGTTTAAGTGAAAAGCTAACTTGGAAGCGTATACCTGCTCGGACTCGTTGGGGTCGTCGTAAAGTCATTCACTCGTTCGACTTAGAAAGACCGGAACAATCACGGGGTATCGGCGCATTAGTTTCTGCGTTATCTGAGTTTAAGATCCTAGATAAATATACTCAAAGTGAACTAAAAGCTACGGCTAACAATGCTTTGATAGCTGCCTTTGTTGAGTCAGATTTACCCGACGAGTTAATGCGCGAGATCTTTCAGCCAGGTGCTGATGGTGAGGCAGGAAGTACTGCGGGTGATGAGTATAGAGGTGCGCGTAATGCTATGGATTACAATCTGAAAGATGGCGCCATGATTCCCTTAGTGCCAGGCGATAAGATAAACGCTTTTGCGCCTGGTCGTCCTAATCCTGCTTACAGTTTGTTTGTTGAAAATATTTTTCGACAGATCGGTGTGAGTTTGAACCTTCCCTACGAACTGTTATTAAAAGATTTTAGTAAAACCAATTACTCCTCTGCTCGAGCATCGCTGCTTGAGGCTTATCGATTCTTTAAAAATCGTCGTGCTTGGTTGGTGGCTGCTTGGGCACAGCCGATCTATGAGCTTTGGATAGAAGAAGAGGTAAACAAAGGGGCCATTGAAGCCCCTGATTTTTACGCGAATAAGGCGGCTTATTGTCAGTCAACGTGGATTGCCAGCGGTAAAGGTTGGGTTGATCCGGTGAAAGAGATCAAAGGGGCTCAACTACGAATGCAATGCAAGATGTCGAACCTCGAATTAGAAAACGCGGAGCAGGGTCACGATTGGGAAGAGGTGCTTGAGCAAGCCGCTTATGAAAAGCAAAAGCTTGATGAGTT